GAAGGGGCCCGTAAAGGGCCCCCTCAAAATAAATACTTTTATCAAGTATTAAGCACCTGGAGATCCGAAGATACCTCTAGGATCAGAGAAACCAAAAGAGTATCTCTCTCTAGCTTTGTATCTTACGTTACCAGTATCGAAGTCACCTTCCATTGCAGTTTTGATTGGTGATCTTACGAACATTTTCATACCGTTAGGCACGTCTGTTTTGATAAAGAACGCGTCTGTGTCAGTTAAGAAATTGTTTACCACATAACCTTGTGGAACCATTCCCATACTGTTGATCGCGTTAATATCATTGTCCGCAGTACCAGTTCTTTGAGCAGATTTCATTAATCTTTCCGCAGTGAATTGTAATTCACTTGGAATGATCATTTTCATCCCTCTAGCTGCAATTTTCAAGCCTCTTTCATCTGTGAATGCAGCAATATCAATTAAAGACTGCTCCAAAGATGTCTCGTTTAAGTCAGCAGAAGTTGCTAACTCATTTGAGAAAGTACCAGCGATTGTTGGGTGGTCAGTAGCACAAAGCTCCTTACCATCACCGCCAGCAAAGCTTGAATCAAATGCATTGTTTAATACATTTGCTGCTTTTACTTGTTTGGTATTCGCCATAGATCTTGCTAATGCTTTTGTATATCTAGACGCTAATCTGTCATACAAGTTATCTTCAATCGCTTCTTCAGTGATTGAAAATGCAAGAGCAATTGTCTCGTGCGTATATCTAGCTGTGAAAGTTTCTTGAGCATTGTCAAAAGACACACCTGAACCTTCCGGTTTAGTTTGCGCTTGACCAAAACCAGATAACATCACTTCTTCTTCAAAAGCTCTGTCAGATGATTCTGTGTCGAAAATTTCAGCATGCTGATTTTCATACCTTTTATATTCCAGGCCGAATAGGGCATTCAAACCTGGCTCTAGTTCTTTAACTAGTTGTCCTCTACTTATCGCCATATTATCCTCCTATTATACGCCTGATGTTGAGTTTAAGAAGTGGTTAGCAATCTGAACAACACAATTTACATTAACGTTATATGTAGTAGCGTTTAGTAAATTATCGTTTTCATCATCCTTAGTCACTCCTAAGATTTTAAGTGTTCTTGTAGTAGTAGTAATTGTACCACCATCAAGTTCTACTTTTGACACAAAGTTTGGAGTAGCACCTGCAGCGTAGCTAATATTAGCTAAACCATTAATGCTTGCGATTGCCAAACTTGTTGTGTTTTGTACTTCAAACCTTTCATAAGGGTCGTCACTTACAAATCCAACAATGTCTGTTGCAGTGTTAGATCCTTCTAAGTGATTTGCCCATGTAGGTTTTGACGTACTAGCGTCAGTATAGAATACACCATTAAGTGAACCTAATAATTGATCACCAGCTGCTGCAACACCAATATAACCTGTACCTAATGCTTTTACAGGGTCATTTTGATATATCGCAGTCGAGTTAGCGGCAATACTATATTCACTTAAACCTTGGTTGTCTCTATTCTGGCCGACTTTACCTAATGCTTTCAAACCGAAAGCGGCGTCTTTGTTAGTAGCCATAGTTTTTACTCCTTAGTTTTAGTTTATATTTAGTATCGCGGTAGTTGGTATTGCTAAAAAATTACTTTTTAGTACCACCAAAAGTTACGCGACTCTGTCGATCACTATCGATCGGCATACTTGGGTGTTGTTCCTTCATAAGATCGTTGTTTACTGCTTCGTCTCTTTCAGCAACTTGTTTTCTAAAGTATGCTTCTCGAGATTTTGCGACCTCTTCAGGTATCCTTGCCAACACAAGGCCACCAACTCCAATCACTCCTGCGTATTTGCCTTCAGCAACTTGCGGATAAGAATGGTCCGGGTATTGATCTGCTCTTACGAGTTCCCATCCCGATCTAAGTTTACCTGACATGTTCTTTGCATCGTCCATGCCTAAAACTTCAGTTCTTATCCATCTGTGTCGAAATCCATCCGGCGCAGGTGGTGCATCTAAAGATGATGGGGGAGTCCAGGTTGTAGGTCTCTTTTCAGAAACTCTAGACTGACTCGCACGAGGGGTCTTCATTTTATTATCTTCGTTCATATGCTTAAACCTCCTTCATGTGTTTTTTTTGTTTTGCATAATCTTCTAATGACACTCCTAATTTTTTGGCGATAGCAACTTCAGAAGGGGTGAGACTGATAGTTTTGCGACCAGATTTCGTACTTCGCGTCGCCGACGCTACTGTCTGTACAGGCTTAGTCGTTTCTTCAACCTTGTCTGTATTTGTAGCAAATTTATGCGGAAATTCAAGTCTTATTCTTTTATCAATTTCTGCATAATATTCATCAGATTGTGGATCATACCCTTCAGCTTCCAATTTACTATGAATGTCAAAAGCTGTGTAAGTCATAGCAGTATCCGTACCAAACCACTTATTTTTAGCTCCCCAAGCTTCTGCTTTAGGATCTACTTTTTGTTGTGGTTGTTGCTGTTGATTAAAAGCAGGTATTTCATCTACTTTTTTCTCAGCTTTTGGTGTTTCTTCTGCTGTTTTCTTAGCTTCTACAAGTCTTGCTTCTTCATAACCAAGTCTTGCGATTTCTTTTTGAGCTTCAACTTCTGCTGCAACATCATCATTAGCTCTAGCTTGTGCTAATTTTGTTTGAGCTGCAATTAAACCAGATTTGATTCGCTCTTCTCTGTCTTTTACTCCAGCTTGTTCAATTGAAGAATATTTTTTCATATATTCTTCTCTTTGTTGTTTTTGAACTCTAGCAAATTCAATGGCTTCGTCTCTTTGTCTTTGAGCTTCTCTCCATTTACCTGTTAGTTTTGCTATTCTTCTTTGAACATCTTTACTGTAGTTTTCTAATTCTAAATCTTTCGCATCTTTCTGTTCATTAGCCTCTTGCTTCTCGCCGCTTGCATCTTCTGTGCTAGCAGCTTGTGACTCGGGGCTAGTGTCTTGCTCCTTGGTTTCTACTTGTTCTTCAGTTTTTGCTTCTTCGTTTAATTCAACTTCTGCACTTGGTCCTGAAGTATCGATATCAACCATTGGAGTATCTTGTTTGTTTTCTTGTTCTTGCATAGTCTCCTCCTATGTTAGATATAATGCAACACAGATTCTGGATTTTTAATTGTACCCAAAACCTCGTCGTCGTTGAGAATACGGACTTCGCCGCCTTCTATTGGTAAACGTGATCCTGCATATCTTGCAAAAATCACCCAATCTTTTTCCTTACACCATGGCCCAGTTGGAAATTTTTCTTCATCCTTGTAAGCCAATGGACCCATTTTAATTACATAACCACAGTTTACTGCGATTCGATACTTATCTAAAGTTTCTTGTGCAATTAAAATACCACCTTTAGTTTTTTCTTTTGGTGTAAAAGGTAAAACTAAAAGTCTCCACCCTGATGGTGTTGGTAATTCATCTTTGATGTCACTTACATTAGTTTCATCAACTCTTTTAGATTCTATTTCTTTTTCTTTTTTAGCTTCTTCTTTGTATTTTTCATCAAGAGCTAGTCTCGTCTTCGGAACTTCTTTGTCCGAATTTGATGATGTTTGTTCCTTCAGTATCATTTTTTTTATCCTCCTTTGGATTTAGCAGGTTTGATATTTCCTGATCTATTATTTGTAAGGCATGTGCCTGTCCCAGCAGATATTTATATTTTTCAATATCTGTTACTCCACCAGCTAACATAGTTTCACCTATGCTGTGATAAGAATTTCGTATTTGTTTTCTTAACTTAGAAATAAAAGTTTCAAAATCCATTTAGCAATTCCATTTTCTAAGGCTCTTATTTATCCTAGAATCTGGATCACGTGCGGTTTTTGCGGAAGTTAATCTTTTCTTCATACCTTTCATACGTGCGCAGAATGATTTTCTACGTTTAGCAGCCTTAGACCCTTTCTTTAGTTTTGAGGGTTTAGTTGTTACAGCCGTTTTTAACTTTGAACCAGGGTTAGCTGCTCTATAAGACGCAACTCCTTTTTTGTTCAAACCTCCTGATGGAGACTTTCCTTCTTTTCTTTGCCATGCAGCAGTTCTTGCCATTATATC